TTTAAAAGTAGAATCAGAACCGCATGTGTATTATGAACTTGCGGATCAATTTACTTTTGAGGTACCTGGTGCGAAATTTATGCCAACGTACCAAAAGAAATACTGGGATGGAAAGATAAGGTTATTCAATACTCAGAGTGGTGAAGTTTATATTGGGTTATTAGATAGAATAGTTCAGTTCTGTAAGGATCATGGATATACTTACGAATTTGTAGAAAGTAAGTATTATGGTCTTCCTTTTGAGGTTAATGATAAGATCTCTAAGGAAGGTGTAAAAGATTATATGATTGCTATCTCTAAGCACAAACCTAGAGATTATCAAATTGATGGTGTTTATGATGCTCTTAGAAATAATAGAAAGTTATTAGTATCTCCAACTGCTTCTGGTAAGTCGTTGATGATATATGCAATCATTAGGTACTTTGTTGAGAATAAGAAGAATACACTGATTGTAGTACCTACAACATCCCTTGTAGAGCAGATGTATAAAGACTTTGCTGATTATGGTTGGGATGTAGGATCCTACTGTCATAAGATCTATGCTGGTAGAGAAAGAGAAACTGATTCACAGGTTATTATTACTACTTGGCAATCCATATACAAACTACCAAGAAAGTATTTTGAAAGATTTGATGTAGTAGTTGGTGACGAGGCACATCAATTTAAATCTAAATCTCTTGTTGCTATTATGACCAAGTTGGGTAATGCCAAGTATCGTTTTGGATTTACAGGAACTTTAGATGGATCAGAAACTCATAAGTGGGTGTTAGAGGGGTTGTTTGGTCCTTCTTATAAGATTATTAAAACGGACGAGCTCATGAAGAAGGGTCATGTGGCGACGTTGGACATTAATGTGCTTCTATTGAAACACCCTGCACATAAATTTGAAACATTTGAGGATGAAGTTCAGTATATTATTACTCACGAAAAAAGAAATAATCTTATTAGAAATCTAGCACTTGATCTTAAAGGAAATACTCTTATTTTATTTGCTAGGGTAGAAGCACATGGAGAGCCTCTTTATGAGATGATAAATAATAATACAGTGGAACATAGAAATGTTTTCTTTGTTCATGGTGGAGTTCCAACAGAAGACAGAGAGGAAATCCGTGAAATTACCGAAAAACAAGACAACGCTATTATTGTTGCTTCTTATGGTACTTTCAGTACTGGGATTAATATCAAGCGTCTTCACAACGTCATATTTGCAAGTCCGTCCAAATCACGGATTAGGAATCTCCAATCCATCGGCAGGGTATTAAGAAAAGGAAATGGAAAAGTAAAAGCAACTTTGTATGATATTGCCGATGATATCAGTACTAAATCAAGAAAGAATTACACATTAAACCATTTAATAGAGAGGATCAAAATCTATAACGAAGAAAACTTTAATTATGATATAGTAAATATACCGATCAAAAACTAATGCAAGAAGAATTTCACGGGGTTGTAAAATTAATAACAGGAGAAGAAATCTTTGGATTGGTATCTATTGATGAAAATGATGGTGATCCTGTCATTATGCTTCAATCTCCAGTCATAATGAAGGTCTTTAATAACCCTACAGGACAATATGTAAAAATAAAACCTTGGTTGGAAATACCAGAGGAAGATATATTTTTAATTAAATATGATAAAATTATTACTATGACTGAAGTTAAGAATGAACAAATGATTCAATTCTATGATAGATATCTTAGTGATGATGATTTTGACTTTGAAATAGATGGAAGAGTAAATCTATCCAATCATATGGGATTATTATCAACAGTAGAAGATGCCCGTAAGAAGCTAGAAGAAATATTTAAGATACCTTCTAATAATAAAGAAATCTAAAGCTATCTCTCCAACCCTCACAAAGGGTATTGTACAGACAAATTGCCACCTTGTCAAGTCGGGTAAATAATGTTATAATATAAACAATTATTAATAAGGATATATTAATGTTATGGCTAAGAAGAAATCAGAACATTATGTAAATAATAAAGAACTCTTAGGGGCATTAATAGATTATCGTGCTGAAGTTGCTGTAGCAAAGGCAAAGGATTTACCTAAACCTCGTATTAGTAATTATCTTGGAGAGTGCTTTTTAAAGATTGCTACACACCTTTCATACAAACCAAACTTTGTAAACTATATGTTCAGGGATGATATGATTTCTGATGGTATAGAGAACTGTGTACAGTACATTCATAACTTTGATCCTAATAAGTCTAAAAATCCATTTGCTTATTTTACTCAGATCATTCATTATGCTTTCTTAAGAAGAATTCAGAAAGAGAAAAAGCAACTTGAAATTAAGACAAAGATAATCGAGAAGACTGGATATGATGAAGTAATGATGGTTGATGATGGAGCACTTACTGCTTCAAGTTCTGATTACAATACTATTAAAGACAATATTCAGTATAAGTCTGGTAATAGATGAAGATAGCGATAATAACAGATCAGCACTTTGGTGCTCGTAAGGGATCTAAATCATTACATGAGTATTTCAAAAAGTTTTACGATAATGTTTTTTTCCCATACTTGGAAGAACACAAAATCGATACTGTCATCGACATGGGTGATACTTTCGATAATCGTAGATCTATAGATTTATGGTCTATTGATTGGGCAAAGGAGACTTATTTTGATAGGCTCCAAGAAATGGGAATCACACTTCATAGTATAGTTGGTAATCATACTGCATATTATAAAGATACGAATGAAGTTAATACTATAGATCTGTTATTAAAAGAATATACTAATATAACAACCTATTCAGAAACAACTTCTATTGAAGTGGGTGGGTGTAATATTCTTCTTGTGCCTTGGATTAATGAAGAGAATAAGGAAGCAAGTCTTGGATTGATCAAAGCATCACAAGCACCTATTGCTATGGGGCATCTTGAGTTGAATGGATTTGTTGCTACTGCTGGTCATGTAATGGATCATGGTATGGATATAGATCCTTTTAAGAAGTTCAAGAAGGTTTATTCTGGTCATTATCATACAAGATCTAATGTTGGTAACATTTACTATCTTGGTAATCCTTATGAGATGTTCTGGAATGATTGTGAAGATCATAGGGGATTTACTATCTTTGATACTGAAACATTAGAACAAACACCAATCAATAATCCATATAGATTGTTTTATAAAATCTATTATGAGGATCATAATTATAAGTTATTTAATACCAAAGAGTTAAAAAATAAAATTGTAAAATTAATTGTAAGGAAGAAAACCGACCAAAAACAGTTTGAAAAATTTATAGATAAATTATACTCTACTGGAATATTAGAATTAAAGATTATAGAGAACTATGTTCTAAATGAGAGTGAAGACTTTGTAGCAGAAGAAGATGAGAATACGATGAGCACTTTGAATCGGTATATTGATGATTCTGATTTTGAGTGTGATAAAACTATTATCAAGGGTATATTGCAAAAAATTTACGCAGAGGCTTGTGAGGTTGAGTAATGTTCCTCCTTACTTTAAAAGATCAACAAACTGATGGTGCTTATGCTGTTGAGAATAGGTATGGGGATAAAGTTCTTTTTTTATTTCAAAAACATGATGATGCCGAAAGGTATGCTATGATGTTGTTAGAACAGGATGAAGAACGACCAATGGATGTTATAGAGGTTGATGATATGCTTGCAATTAATACCTGTAGGAGGTATAATTATAAGTATAGTGTCATCACACCAAACGATATTGTTGTTCCTTTAAAATATAATGATGAATTAAATGATAACATTTCAGAAGATTAGATGGAGAAATTTCCTAAGTACAGGTAATCAGTTTACTGAGGTTGATTTTCAACAGAATGCTACTAATTTGATTATTGGTACTAATGGTACTGGAAAGTCAACAGTTCTTGATGCTCTTACCTTTAGTTTGTTTAATAAACCTTTTCGTAAGATTAATAAAGGACAGTTGGCAAATAGTACAAATGAAAAGGATTGTCTTGTTGAGGTTGATTTTGAAATTAATTCTAAACAATATAAAGTAAGAAGAGGAATAAAACCAAATTTATTTGAGATTGTTGTTGATGGAACTCCTATGCATAAGGAGGCAGATGATCGTGTAATGCAGAAGATGCTTGAGGAGAATATCCTTAAGGTAAATTATAAATCATTCACTCAGATCGTTATATTAGGTAGCACTAACTTTGTTCCCTTCATGCAATTATCAGGATCAAATCGTAGAGATGTTATTGAGGATCTATTAGATATTCGTATATTCTCTGCTATGAATAGCTTGATAAAGGATAAGATTAAAGGGCAGAAGGATGAGATCAAAACCTTAGATCTAAGTAAGGAGAATATAAAAGATAAAGTTGAGATGCAAACTAACTTTATTAATGAGTTAGAGAGTCAAGGTAAGCAAATAATAGATGAGAAGAGATCTAAGATTGATACTCTTTTGTGTGAGGCAGAAGATTATGTTATGCAAAATGAGCAGTTATCAGATGATGTTGTTGATCTAACTAGGGAGCAAGAAAATGTAACAGGTGCGAAAGGTAAGTTAAAGAAACTAAACACACTTAAGGGTAAAATGTCTAATAAAGTAGCAACCCTTACTAAAGAACATAAGTTTTTCACAGAACATACGGTATGTCCTACTTGCACTCAGAATATAGAAGAGGAGTTCCGTGTAAATAGAATTGCTGATGCTCAAACTAAAGCAAAGGAGTTGCAACTCGGTTACAGGGAACTAGAGGAGGCAATTCAAAAAGAAGAGGAAAGAGAGCATCAGTTTACAAAATTAACAAAGGAGATTACTGAACTCAATAATGGCATTTCTAAGAATCATACTCTCATCTCTGGATGTAACAGACAGGTCAGGGATTTGGAATCGGAAATTCAGAGACTTACCGATCAGCATGCAAACAGAAATACTGAGCAAGAAAAGTTAGCAGAGTTTAATCAAAACCTCCAAGAAGTATTTAAAAAATTAGCAGATAAGAAAGAAGAAGTTATGTATCATGACTTCGCATATTCTCTGTTAAAGGATGATGGGGTAAAGACAAAAATAATCAAAAAGTATCTTCCTCTTATCAATCAGCAAGTAAATCGTTTCTTGCAGATGATGGATTTCTATATCAATTTCAAACTTGATGAGGAGTTTAGTGAAACTATTGAATCTCCAATTCACGAGAAGTTTTCTTATGCTTCTTTTTCTGAAGGAGAGAAGATGAGAATTGACCTTGCACTTTTATTCACTTGGAGAGAAGTTGCTAGGGTTAAGAACTCTGTGAATACTAATCTTTTAATTATGGATGAGATATTTGATAGTTCTCTTGATGGGTTTGGAACAGATGAGTTTCTTAAGATCATTCGCTTTGTGATCAAGGATGCGAATGTATTTGTTATATCTCATAAAGCAGATTTACAAGATAAATTTAATAGTGTAATTAAATTTGAAAAAGTTAAAGGATTTTCAAGGATGGCATCATGAAGGATACTTGGCAACCTACTACCAGACAAGAACCTAAAATTCAAATGGGGGTTCTTAGATTGTTTCCTACATTGGTTTATCAGATAGATGCCTTGGAGTTGGTAGATCCA